TTCCATAGCAGCACTCATATTTGTTCCTAATAAACCTGCTAATCCTGTATCAATACCTTCGTAATTTGCTGAGTATGAAAATTTTAAAGAAGCAGCTGGTGTATATAAAATTATACTATCTGAAATATAGTTGTGTGTAGGTGTTCTTTCATTAAGTCCTGATGAAACACCTCTTAATCTACTTTTGTTTGCAACACCAGTTGTTTTAATATTTTTAATTCTATTTGTTTGATTTGTATTTTCACCTACAAGATTATCACCACTCTCCATTAATTTACCATTATTAAATGTTTGAGTTTTAAATTTTGACGCCTTGTGCATAACTACGTCAAAAATTACATAATGACCATCACCTAAATTACTGCACTCTTGTGGAAAGTATACCGTACCATATTGATATGGATTTTCTTTCATATGTGTAGTAGGGCTTAAACTCTCAATCTCTAAAGGAGATTTATTTAATAATTTAGCTGCTACTTTGGTTGCTTGACCTTGTTGATTTAATACGTTAGTAAGAGATGACGTTAAATTATTACTGACGTAACTGGAAGCACCTTGTTTGATGATGTTTGCTATTTTACTTGTAAATGCCATAAGTTCCTTTATATATACTGGTATATTTATATCAATTATGGCAAAGTCTTACAAAGGAATTTACAAACCCACCAACCCCAAAAAGTATGTTGGTGACCCAAATAGAATAGTTTATCGTTCTTTATTGGAAAGACGTATGATGTTATATTGCGACAGAAATCCATCTATTATTAATTGGGCTAGTGAAGAATTACCAATAAGATATTTCAATCCTATAGATAAAAAGTGGCACAGATACTTTGTTGATTTTATTATAAAAACGGATAAAGGTAAAAAACTACTAATTGAGATAAAACCTTCTCGTCAAACTAAACTACCAAAACCACCAAAAAAGAAAACAAAAGCGTATATGCGTGAAAGTTTTGAATATATCAAAAATCAAGCAAAATGGCAAGCGGCAACTGCTTATGCTGAAGATAATGGTGCTGAATTTAAAATAATTACTGAAAAAGAATTAGGTCAATATTAAGGTTGAACATAAGACAAATTAATAATTTAAATTAATAAACGTATCATCAGCGTTTTTATTATCAATAAATCCAGAAACTTGTTGAGATGATTGATTAATATTTGATTGACTAGGTGAATTATTAATAATAATTGGAGCCTGTGATTTCATTTCCATATTTTCTTTTGATAAACTTGTTAATTCATTAGGATCTGGAGCTTTACCTGTTCTCATAAATTTAAATTTTTCTCTATCAGATAATTCGAAAGGAGCAATGTGAGAGCCATGTTGTTCTTCCGATGCTTTAATAAAGGCTTCCTCATCAAATTTTTTTAGTTTTTCTTTTCTTTTATCAGCAGGAGATTTACCTATATTACCTCTTGTAGTTACTCCGCTGTCATCACCAATTTCACTTTGTATCACAGCAGCAGCCATTTCTCCTTCATCTGTAGCCTCTTTAATTTTTTTCTTTTCTTTTTCTTTTTTCATAGAAGAGGTTTCTAAGAGTTCTATATTGACACCAGGTATTTTATTCAATAATTTAATAACAGCGTTTATAGCAGTCTTAAAGAAATCTGTAACTCTTGTATATAAATCTTTGAAGAAATCACCAACACCTATTATGATTTCTTTTATTTTTGCACCAATGTCAAAAATTTTATCTCTAAAATAATAAATTCCAGCGATTACTGCACCGATAGCAACCATTATAGCTAATCTAGTTAGAGTAAAGAATTTAGTAAACTTACCTACTATATCCTTTAGACCTCCAAATGTTTTACCTAAATTTAGACCAGTAAAATACTCTATTGTTTGACCTGCTTCTTTAAATATACCACCTACTTGTGATACTGCGTCACCAATAGCAACAAAAGGTGCTTTTAAACTATCAAGTAAACTAGCTAAAAATGGTGGCATTTGTGTATCTGGTGTTTGATCACCAGCATTAGGATTTAATACATTAATCCCTTTTTCCAATCTCTCTCTAATCTTTGCTAATTCTTTTTCATCATCAATAATTTTTTGTTGTTCTTCTTGTGATAAAGATTCTTTTTCAAGTAACTCTTCTCTATTTTTTAAAATATCTTTTTCTCTTGTTTTTAATAACTTTTCTTCTTCTTTGATTAGTTTTTGTTTATCTTTTATTTCTTTATTTGTTAAAATTTTAGTTTCATATCTAAGTTCTTCGCCTTCTTTTATTATTTGTGTTTCAGCGACAATATTTTGAGCTCTTAATAATTCTACTTCTTGCTCTGACTCTGTTTTTTGTTTTTCTAATTGTTCTAATCTTTCACCTAAACCTTTATTAAAATCATTAATATTGATACCTAATTTATCAATTAAGTTTTTTACTTTATCCATTGATCTTTCAAATCTAGCGATGCTACCTGATTCTGCGTCTTCAATAATCTCTTTTGCAATATTAGCAGCACCTTTAGGTGTAATAACTGCTCTGTTACCAGCAATTACAGAATCCATGCTAGATTTAACAATAGATGTTAATAATCCTTTAATGTCGGTTGTGGTTGCCATTATTTCTTATCGTCTGATTTTGCTCTACTACCTGTATATAAACCAAACCAAGCAGCGCCAGCACCAACTACGATACTAACTAAGCCTGATTGTTCCATTGTAGGATTAGGTAAATTCATATACCATACTACAACCTTATATAATAGATAGATATATGTTGTAATGAATATTCTTGGAAATATTCTCCAACTATCAACAGCTCTCGCCAGGTGAATTAAATTAGAGTATGGATTTATTCCCAAATCTTTTATTGAAGTATCAACTTCTAAATCAACTTTAATCTTTTGTTTTGGTTCTGCAACCTTTATTTCTTCCATTATTTTTGACTCTCCCGTCTTCGTTTTTCGTTTTCTTCTTTAATATGAGTTATCAACATACCAACGTAGATATCTCTCTCCCAAGGAATTAGATTTTCTATTTCCGTTAATGAATATTTATGATGTTGTAATAATGCAAAATTTATTTCGTAGTAGGCCTCTAGGCTGTTGTGGGAGAGGCTAATTCGAAAAAATCATTTAATCCTTGTAAAACAATTTTACTTTTTACTTTTGTTTTAGGATTTTCCACTTCAAGTTCATGCCTTAATTTAGGCATAGTATCATAGAATAATTTTACTTTATTAAAATTGTCTTGGCTCAAATCGTCAAAAAATGATTTAAGTTCTTGCTTTGTTGTATCTTTTGCTGGATATATTTTTTCACCCTCAAAAATATGATCAACACAATCTATTAATGTATCAAATAATTCATCAACTGTTGCGTTTTCCATATCTAAGCCCTTTTTCAACATACCTAGCGTCGGATATTTCATAACAATACCAAGATTTCTCTTTTCGTCTATTAATACTCTATTAGAATGTTTATCATCAACTTCAACATTTACTGTTGTTAAGTCAACTTCAACATCTGCATAAGTTTTTTTGTCGTCTGGACATAAAACTTTAAATTTTGATATTTCACCTACTGATTTAGCTCTTATATTTAAAAATATATACTCTAAATCAAATAATGGTAAATTTTCAACATCTAACTTATTAAATGTACATGCATTTACAATTTGTTTGGTTGCTTCAGTCATTTCATTAGTGTCTTTTGACTCTAAAGCAATCAATAATATTTTTTCTTCTTTAACAAGAAAAGGTCTATACTGCACCTTAATATCTTGTGATGGTAACGACAACTCATATCGTGGCGTATCAATTTTCGGTAAACTCATTATAACTCCTTATTATATTAATTATATATTTAGTGGTGGTATTTTGAATGGTGGGAATACTCTACCACCTGTAATTCCACCAATTGGTACTCTTCTTCTTAAATCTTCAATTACTCCTCTTCCAGCTCTTCTTAGTTCTGGTGGTAATTTACCTAGTAAACCACCTAATAAAGATTTATTTTCTTTAATTGTAACATCACTAAAGTTAGGATTACCCAATTCTATTTTTCCTGCTTGGTCGATAAAATAATTTGTCCAATATCTAAATGCAAATGTTACACTAAATGTTTGTAAATTATTAACGTCATGGCTATAACCCACAGCACTAATTTGTTTTGGAAAACAATCATGTAATTGTACTGCGTATGTAATATCATCTCTTTCTTGCCTACTAGCAAAACTTCCTAACTGAAAGATGTTGATATTTGAAACATAATTATCATAATATTGCATATTAAAAGTTTTTGTACTAAAAGCTGATTGTTGCCATAATTCAAAATAACTACGTTCTCTTAAAAACTTATCGGTATAAAATTCTGCTGTAACATCTGCTGATTTAAAATCATATGCTATTTTTCTGGCTGGTGAATTACCATATTTTACTTCTTTCATAACAACTTCTCTATCTGGCATATCAATACTTGAACAAAAAGCTTGTACTCTTTTTGCATTTTGTTGTTGTACAGCTCTTAATTGATAATTTAAAGGAAAAGCACGGCTATTTTCATCAGCACCAAAAAGGTTAGCGTCTAAATCATTACTACCTGCTGTTTCAATATTTAAACCTTTTGGTAATTGAAACTCAACATAAAATCTTGCTTTACGAGCAAAACCTTCAGCTTCATTTACCATAGACTGAAATCTACCTAATGTAGTTTCAGGATTTCCACCAGCTTTCTGTCTTAATCTAGGATCACCTGTTACATCATCTAAACTTCTATCTCTAGGAATACCGATACGTACATCAATACCACCTATTCTTTTACCGCCTCTAAGTATTGCCATTAAATTATTCCTCTACTTTGGCCATAAACATAACTTGCTGACCTTTTCTTAAATTGTTGTACAGGTAAGTAAACTGCAATAGCAGCTTCGTTAGCGTCTATTCTTAAAAAATTTGATCTTACATGTGACCATAAATATTTTTTAATTGTAGGTTTTACAATACCCATATTTTTAATTCTACTATAACTTACATCTAATCTTGTAGTTTCGTCTAATTTACTATTAGTAGCATATCTTTGTAATTGTTCTAATAATCTAAATCTCAATAAAGGTGCCAAATAATGAAAATTGATACCTAAAAATCCTCTAGGAATAGCCTCAATAGGTAAAACTAAAGGAAAAGTATCATAGTAAGGTAAACGATCTTTTGTTTTAGGGTCATAGAAAAACATATTTAATCTGCCTGTACTAGGTCTTCCGATTAATTTGCCTTGCCTCATTAATTTACCTGCTGTTACTTTATCAGCAATGGAGGATACAGCATTTCTATACCAGGAAGCACTTTTTCTAACGCCTCCTTGTTTATCTACCAGTTTGTCTAATATACTAGCCATATCACTATTTATATGTCGGAAATAGAAAAGGGGAGTGATATTTCTACCACCCCCCTAAAGTCTAAAGTGAGAGAGATTACTCTTCTTCAGCTAATTTACTAAAGTAAGACAAAGTATCATCTTCATCATCATCTAAATCAACTTTAGTATTAGAAGTAGAATGAGCAACTTCAGGACTTTTTACCGAACCGTTTGTCTTAGGCGGGAGGTCTACTGACTCAACAGTATCGGTATTTCTCGTTCCTGCAATTACCCTAATCAGTTTCTCTTTGAGTTCATCATAGGACTTAAAATTGCTAGGATCCAAGAAAGGTTTTAGAGCGTGTTGTTTCTTCCAGATAGCTTTGATATCATCATCACTATCTTTGATTTGAGAAACAGACTCAAACTCGGATTTATCATAATTCCAGTAACCATCTACTTTTCTAATTTTTAGTTTAAAGTTTGCACCTTTCCAAAAATCAAATGGGTTTATTGGTTGTTCATCTTCAAATGCTGGTTGCATAGCTTCAGTAATCTTATCAAAAATCTTTTTACCAAATTTGAAAAGAAATACTTTACCTTCATTTTCTGGATTCTTTGGATCACTTACTACAAGAATATTGCTGTAATAAGAGAGTTTTCTTTTTCTCTTACGAGCAATTTCTTTATCACTATCAACACCTGTATTCCATAGTCTTGTATTTTCTTCACTTACAGGATCTTTTTGATTTAATGTTGTTAATGAGTTTTCAATATACCAGCCACCTTTGTCTTGGAATGCGTGTGACCAAATTCTTTGCCAAGGCATATCTTCACCTTCACATGCTGGCAAAAATCTAATAACAGCATAACCGTTACCAGTTTTATCTAACTCTGGTTTCCAAAATCTGTCGTCTTGGTATTTGTTTTTGTTTGATTGATCTTCGGGACTTAATTTTTGTTCAAGTGCTTTGGTTAGTTTATCAAAATTACTTGAAGAACTTTTTAGTGTTTCGAAATCCATATTATTATCTCCTTATATTTTTTCGTATTACGTGTTTGTGTTACCTGTATAATCGGTATCATAGTTATTTATACAACTTTGTATTAACATTCTCTTAATATATCACAACCCAAGTGATTTGTCAAGCTCCATTTGGGAGATATATGAAATATTTTTACTTTTGATATTATACCATTCGGGTATAATCTGGTCTGTTATTGCCTTTAAATCGTTCTTCTTATTAACTTTTATAAACTTTACATTTGGGTTTCTATTAAAAAGAGTACGCCATTGTCTAATCCAGTTAAAATGTGGTGTAGGTCCATTATCTACTGAAACATAGTTATTAGTACCTTTATAAATATTATTTACTTTATTGTTATCTGATCTAATATCGTGTCCTATCAAATAGACTTCATCTGGTTTTTCTCTTAAACATGCAATATTACCACTAGTAGGTCCAGCTGCCCAGCCAGGATCAACTTCAGTAGAAACATCATCTAAATTAGTTGACTTATCTCCATCTTGTATCCAACTAATATATGAAATTAGTTTATTCACTTCTTTTAAATATGTTGTTTTATCTTTTCTCATTATTCTGGCTAATCCACTTAATGCTGAACCGTGCATTACAAATTCTGTAGCATTATTTCTTTCATTTTGCTTAATTACTTTATCAGCGTGTTCTTTTAAAATCTCTTGTTCAGCTTTTGATATACCAGCATATACAATACTATCATACATGTTTGCAGGCACTCTTGTCCATCCTCTAAAGTAACAAGGTATCTTTGTAGCTATTCCAGCATGATATATTTCATGCATGATACCATTATCAACAGATATTAATACATCTGGTAAAAATTCTCTATAGATTGCATTACAGGCATAAATTTTTCCATGAGGTCTTAATTTTTCTAAATCATAACCAATTCTACTTTCACCATTGCCTACTAAAAATACTCTATTCACCATCTATAAAAACCTCTTTCATTATTTTTTTACATTCAACAGGATTAAAATTAATAAATGCCTTTACTTTTTGAATTTTCTTTTCCATATCAGGCCATACAACTTTTTCTTTAATCTCACTATTCCAGTCTTTAATGAATGATAAGAAGTAATCAAAAACGATTGCTGTTTGTAGGCTGATTTTTCTTTGCAAAAGTAATTGTAAAAATCTAGGATGTTGCCCACCAAAAACGAGTATGCCATTATCAAAAGAAATCCTACGAGAATTAAAATCATTACAAACCAATACGCAATCTGATTTAAAGTTATAGTTAAAAGATTGCTTCCATTTTTTAAAATCCAAGTAAACATCTTGTCCATCATTTTTTATTAAATTTCCTATCCATTTTTTACTATCAGCACAAAAGTTAGACACAAAAAAATCCAAGATATCATCTTTTTTATATTTTGTACTAAGTTTATGAAAAAAATATTTATCATGTCTTTTTGTAAAACTATCCAATGTTGCATTAACTTTACCATCATATTTTATATAGTCATAGTTTTTAGAAGTAAAATGTAATTTTACAGCCAAATAAACTTTATATACATCATATCCACCATACATACTTAAATGGGTAATACTCCTTTACCAACTCTATCATCTTTTACCATTCTCAATCTTATAGCTTCTGCTTTAATCTTCTCTTTTAATGATTTATTTACCATTGAACCTACAGAACCTAAATCTAATTCGTTTTGTTCGCAAAACCATATTATTGCGTCTATATGAGAGATTCTTTTCTCTTTAGATATATTTTCTATTTTTTGACTAAATTCTTTACTATTCATTAACACTCCTTAAAGAAAAAATAAAATTAATATTTGTTCTTAGATTTGATTTTATAGGATTTGATCCTGTGTGAGGAATTTTAGATTTAAATAAAACTCCTGAGCCTGCCTTTGGTGTAAATTGTTGTATGATTTTATTATCTCTATCAAAAAACATAATATCACCATCACTATCATTTACAAAATATAAAAAACTATAATACTTTTCATCATCACTATCCGTATGTATTCTATGGTGTTTGCCTTCAACGAAATGTGAATTATTTGTATAGAGATTGGCCTTTATTCTAAACAAATCAGCAATTTCAAATTTTTCTTTTTGTTCTAAAAATTGTAAAACTCTTTTTGATGTTATAAAGTGTGGAGAATGATGTTGTTTATCCCAATGATATAATGAATGTACAAAATAAAAACTATCACTAGTTGATTCAGTATCTTTTGAAAATTCTTGTGGGTTTGTAAACCCTCTCATATACCAATCAAATTGATCGTTTGATATAAATGTATCCTGTAATTCTTTAATAAAAGAATTTGGTATAAAATTTTCTATTAACTTTATCATATTTCTATCCACTCTCTTTCTTGGTGGTTAGTGTGACCAATCATCATAGGAAAACTTACTGATAATCTTTTTGTGATTGGTATTGCTTGGTGCCAATTATACCTAGGTATATAAACACAATCACCTTTATTTAGTATAACATCTAATATTGGTTCTTTCTCAAAAGTTAAACCTGGATATCTTCTATATTCGGTTTCTTGTTCCTTCCAAACTTTAAATCTTGTTTGGCCTTCTTGTTGAATAATTAAATTATTTGATATATCATTATGTATTCCTAATCCTGTATTACTCGGTACATCTAATGAGAAAAATATATGTGCGTCTGTAGAATGATTTGTAATTTTTTCTATATCATTACATATTTGATTAATAGTTTTATTATATCTGGAACAATCACAAATATAGCATACATTTTCTTTAATTTCTTTTTTGACTATATTTGGAGGGAAGGTGTTTTTATCTGTTAACCAATCTTTTTCAGGCCATCTGTAACCTTCTTTATTTGTAACATTAAATCTATTAACATTTAAAATTGGTCTAAAATTTAATAAATGTTCTAAATCTTTCCAATTTAAAAAATGTGTAAAAGTATCTTTTTTATAAAAAGGTAGGTCTTTAATTAATAATTCTTTTATATTATCCAACATTATATAATAATATCATATTGGTTGGTATTTGTCAAGCGTCAGAAGCTAAAAACATTAAAGAGTATCTTACTTTATTTGGTTCTTTAAATGCATTTCCTCTATGAGGAATATTTGATTTAAATTCAATAAATTTACCGTTTTCAAAAGGTACTTCTATTTCTTCTTCATTAGGAGGGCATAGAAAAAAACTACCACCCGTTTTTTCAGTATGAACATCTGGTGTCAACATTAATAGAAAGGTTGTCATTTTTTCCTGGCCTGGATCGCAATCCATGTGAATAGAACCATCCATACCCATAAATTGACAGTTGGTTTGAATACGCCATAAAATCATAAGTCTTTTATTCATATCACAATAGTGTTCAAAGGCTTTAATAAATTGTATTGTAAGATTTTCATTTGCACTATCCATAAAAATATGGTTAGTATTATATCTATGGTAGAAAGTATGGCCTAGTATTCTATGTGAACCATTTTCAAAGTAAGGGTAAGTATATCTGTTTGCAACATTTTTAGCATTATGTCCTACAGCTAAAAGATTGTAGGATGTTTCATCTATCCACCTCTTATCAAATAAATTTTGATGTTCCTTAATATAGTCTTTCATATCAAAATTGTTTTTATATACTAAACACCTTTTTTTAATTTTCCAGCAACTTCGCTCTTATTATATGTATGAAACAAGATACAAGTTTCCATAGCGTAAGGTAAATTTACAGTAACTAAAATCTGATCTTCATTTTCATAATAACTTATCATATATACTGGTTCTCCGTCTGGTTTACTTCCCGTTCTACCTAAACTTATATGTTTAATTTCAAAACCTTTATCATCAATATATTCTTGTACTTTTTCTGGACTGCCACACACTGCTGGTATTTGTTGCCAATATAACTCATAATGTTTTTCATCAACACC